TTTCTAGTTGATTGGCTGACACCATACTTGAAAGCCCTGTTGATATAACCATAGTTCTAGATATACCACTAGATTTATTTAAACCACGTCCTGCCATAGAGTTCTTAAGAGCTGCAGATTGTTGAGATACTTTATCAGCTAAAAGTCCTTGTTCTATTCCTGTTTTTTCTCTGGCGCTTGTTCTATTATCAGCCTTAGTTAAGTAAGCGGCATCTCGAATTTCTTTATTTCTTTTTACTTGTTGTTCCCATTTGTAAGTAGCCTCAAACATACTCTTTCCATTTCTTACTCCTCTAGCCATACTTTGATCTATATAATTTTGAGCTGCTGCTGCATTTTGCGCTGCTGCAGCTTGGGATCCTGCCATACCTTGGGCTATACCCCCTGCTACCATAAAACCCATACCAGCAATTAAAAGACCCATAGGTTTCTTCCTTTTTGTTTTAGGTTTATTACCAGCCCCATTGATTACTCTCCTTTTTTTTAATTTGGTTACTACCAGTAACCCTAGTTGCACCCGAACATGGTACATAATCGCTTGCTCTGAAGTTTTCACTCCAGTCTTTAATAGTTTTTTCCCAAATTTGTTGTTTGTTTTTTTCCATTGCTCTATCTGTGTTTAGTGCCATATGATCTTTGTAAAACTCTACAGCACTAGCTAAGACGTCAACTCTATCATCATGACTTAATGCTCCTCTTCCTCTATGAATCCTTGTTATTTGAATTTGGTTTTCTTTATCTTTGATAACTTTCTTGTCTACTACAAGTCGATGATTAGACATAACTGGTTCTAGGGTTTCAATAATTCTTAGTTCTTTTTGTTTAGAAACCTTAAATTCTTCTATTCCTATTTTTTTTATGTGCTCATTAAGATATGGAGCTAATACTTTTGTAAATAAACCATCACCAAAATTAGACTCAACTCTTATTAGTTTAACTTTGTACTCTATAGCTAGTTTTGTTATCTTTAGAAGAGTAGCATCACTGTAGCCTCCTGGGATTCCTAGGAGTTCATGTATAAAAATAACTCCACTTAGTACAGAGCTTATACAAATACCTGTCTCATCCGAACCACGTCCACTAGGATCAATACACATATGAGTGTTTTGATATGGTAAGTAGTTAGTTGATATATGCATAGGTTCAACAATTAAATCCCCACTTAAACCAAAAGAATGAATTTCTTTGTTTGTGGTACTTCCTTGCCATATAATCTTTTCTGGACCATGGTTACAATCAACATCTATAACAAGTAAATCCCTTAGTTTTAGTGGGTACTTATCTAAATCATTTAACGTTGTATCAAGTTTATACTGAAGAGAATAAGCTCCAGGCCCCATTTTTGCTTTACGAGCAGCTAACTCTTCTACCCCAAATCGTTCTGGTTGAGTAGGCTCTCCGCTTTCTAAAGCAAGATCTATAATCCAAGGGGCTACCTCTTCAATCTGGGACTCTGAGGTTAAGTCTGGCATTTCTGCTGGGTACTTAATCATAGGATAAGACATTTTTAAAGTGTTATAAACAGAGTCTTGGTAGTGAGGCGTACCTAGGAATACCACCCTAGATCCTTTGTTTCTAATAGACTCTAACTCACCTAATTTCTTTAAAAGAGTATCTTTAGTTATAGGGGTTTCATTTTTCCCAGATACCTCAATATCATCACAAATAACAAAATCAGAATGTAAACCCGTAATTTGACTAGAGATACCTCTGGCTGTACAGCTAAGATCTTGAGAAAATTTAGTTCTTACCCCAAGATTAAAACCAAGGGCATTGTCTTTATCATTATCTTTAGGAAGCAAAGGAATACAATAAGGAACAACATTAAGGATTTTTCTTACTTGCGAAACAAAATCTATAGCTTTTCCTTGGGTGTTTGATAAAACTAAGAAAGTAGAGTTAGGGTTTTTAAGCCACAACCAAGAAGCTAGGCAAGCTGTAATAGTAGACTTACCTGTGCCACGCCCTGCGGCAATAATCTGGTCTGTTGGTCCTTCTTCTATTTGTCTTGCTATTTCATATTGAATAGCTGTAGGTTCTCCTAAACCTAGAAACTTAAAACACATAAAAATGTGGTTTCTAAAGCTAGATAAAATCTCTTCTGGTACTATCATTCTTCTTCTATATGTTCGGTTATAACTACAGGGGGTAGTCTAAAAGGAAGAGAAAGTCTAATAGTTTCCTCAACTTCCCGCATAGCTTGATTTGGTATAGTATCAATGCTTGTTTTATGGTCATTAAGAATACCACGAATAACTAAATACAAACCAGGTGTACACTTATCTCTATCTTGTATATCTTCCAATAAAGAATCTAAAAATAAATTACTTAGTTTTTCAAGTTTTTTAGGGTTCATTATCTTTCCTTACGAAAGAATGTTTTCCATGCCCAACTAAGAATAACAACTACAATGGGGACATACCATAACACCCATAGATAGCTAGAGTCAACTGAGTTTACCATACCATGTTTAATTGTTTCTTCCATTACTGATGGTCTTGTTGTATCTGATACAACTACAGGAACAGTTGAACAACCTATAAGGAATAAAAGGGGTAATAGATATTTCATGATTTATTTCCTGCTGCTGCGGTTCCAAAGTAGAAGCCTACTAGGGATACTAAGATTTGACGATTTTCAGATGTGTATAAAAACCCATTAATTTCAACAAAAACCTTACGACTGTATTCTGGAATAAGCCCAAACATACCCTCTGGGTTAGTTGTATCAACCTCAACAAATGTAGGTACTCCAAAGAACGGTAATATGAATGGAGCAACTAAAGTACCAAACAATACAGTCAATACAATAATTTGTCTTACAGCTTTACCTGCATCTATAGAAACTCTAACAGAAGCTCTGTCTTGATTGTCTGTTGTTTGTTTGTTTGCAGAGATCATCCGTTCAAACAATTCTTTTTGATCTTGTGATTTCTGAGCAAGATATCGAAAGACAAACCCAGCTAAACCACCGCCTAACAAACTAATTAACTCTAATGGCATTATTTCATACTCCTTTTCTCTAAATCAAATACTCTTATACGGAGATCATCTAACATTTCTTGATGTCTTCCATCATTTACAGCAAATGTAATTTGACTTTTAACAAGATCTTGTACAATTCCTTTTAGTTCACTAAGGTCTGCTGTTGTTCTATTTATGGTTTCATTCTTACTACCTAATACGGTAAAGAAACCAGCTACTCCTATTGTTAATACAAATAGTTGTAACCATTGCAAAGCTATAGATGGAGAGAACGGCTTTTTTTCTTGAGTAGATGTCATTTTATTTCCTGTATAAGTTGTGTTATTTAAAAATTAATTATCCTATTGCAGTCCCAACGCTGGCAATGGTGTTGTCTCCGATGGGGTAAAACTTGATGTACGAGCCGATCAAAGTAAAGTTTGCTCCAACGCCAGGAGCAGCACTAAACAAAATATGCGGAACAAGGTTTCCTGCGTCTGTGGTACGAATAATTCCCTTAAAAGATATAATTGTATTTGGTGCGGTGCTAGCATTAGACACTATCCCGCCACCAATACTTATAAAGAAACTAGTTTGTTGTGAATTAGACGCCGCATTTGCTGAAGAATGCGCTGAAGCAATCGTCGTATAAGTAATACTTGGTGCTGTGATTGCTATAGAACTCACAAAACTAATCGTAGTGGTGTGTGAGGTTGCACCTGTTTGCAGCAAGTATTGACCCTCAAACATGTAGGTCGTTGCGGCTTGCAGTGAGATTGTGTCTACTGGAGTATTGAAAACTGCTTGAGTTGTGGCTACATTTTGCAATGCAAAAGCAGCCGATGGGCAGATGACTTGTATCGTCGGCGTGACACCTGTTCCTGCGGGAATTGTTGACTTTATTGCCTTTGCATCTGCTGTTGAGGCAACAATAATTGCTGACGCACCAAGTGCTAGCGATCCCTGCGTCAATGTAATTGATGGACAGTCAATGTTGACTGTTGAAGCACCCAAAAACGAAATGTCTGTTTGACCAACAACAACCATTGTCCCGTCATAATTGCCCGAAGCATCCCCAATTGTAATGTTGCCAGCGTTTACCGATTCAATGTCTAGCGCACTATTTGGTTGTATTGCAGACCCTGCACTACCTGTTGCAACTCTACCACTTAGTGTTAGGAATCTTGCGGAGGCGCTTCCAACCCTTAATTGTTCATATCCTGCGGTGCCATTATTGTATGTCAGTCCCGCATCAGCGGCAAAAGCACCATTAGTGTTAATTTGCACTTGACCTGATGACCCTGCTGGTGCTGTAGTTCCTGCGGGTCCTGTAGGTCCTGTAGGTCCTGTAGGCCCTGCTACAATACTATCTGCTCCTGTAGCACCCGTAGGTCCTGTAGGTCCTGTAGGTCCTGTAGGTCCTGTAGGTCCTGTAGGTCCTGTGTCGCCTGGGGCACCATCGTCGCCTGGCTTTCCTGAACCCCCAGGTCCTTCAGGTCCCTCAGGTCCTGTAGGTCCTGTAGGTCCTGTAGGTCCTGTAGCGCCTCCGTCAGCAACAGGCGTCCAAGATCCATTAACAGCACCTATAGTTGGTGGGTATCCTGGATTATTTGGATTACCTGTTCTGTAATAAAAACCACCTTGGTATGTAACAGCATTACCAAAATTATAATCAAGTCCATTATCATAAGCACCAACAAAAGTCCAAGGAAGGGGTCCAGTTGCGCCGTCTTCTCCATCAACCCCAGCAGGGCCAGTAGCTCCTGTGTTTCCAGTACTACCTTTACTAACAAACTCAAGCCAATTAGGAGGACCTATTTCAGATCCAGGAGCATTCGCAGGGTTGCCTATTGTGTTATATTGGGATAGCCAAGCACTTCCATTATGGGAAACTACATCATAAGCAGCATAGCTACTTACTGCTTGCCAATTTCCTCTGTAAACAAAACCCTGCCCTGTAGGTCCCGGAACTCCTCCATTTCCATTAAGTTTTTGTATAGCTTGTAAAACTGTGTCAGTTGCACTAACTGTTCCAGCTTCACTAACATACCCTGTAAGGACTTTGTTAATAACTGCATTATTATTAATTGTTGAAACCAATCCAACTGTTGTTACTTCTCCTGTAAGACTTTCATCTGAAAAAGATGGTATTGAACTCCAAGATGCATTGACGGCATCTGTCCTAAGGAATTTTCCAGAATTACCAGTTTGAGTTGGTAAAAAAGCATTTAAAGATCTAGGTGCACTATTTTGTCCTGTACCACCCCCAGTAATCGGGAGAATACTTGTTAAAGCAGTGGCTGTTGCTGCATTACCAGTAATGCTTCCAACAATTGGATTAGTAACTGTTAGTCCAGTTAGAGTACCAACCGAGGTTAGACTTGAGATTACAACATTAGGAGCAAGTGTAGTTCCTATTAAATCAGAAGCCAGCATGCCAGTTATTCCGGTGCCAGTAGTCCAAATACCGTTTTTAAAAGTATACACAGCAGAAAAACCTGTACCTGTAAATATGTAAACCTGTCCTTCTGTGGGGTTAAGGGGAAAACTAATAGTTAATGGCATGTATTTATTTCCTTAAGCAGTTGTGTCCGGTGGTTTGTAATCTTTTCCTCGTACTAATACTATGTGCCTTAGGCGATTTCCTCTACCAGTAAAATCCCCAAATAACCCAGTAACTGTATCAAAAATTCTTTCAAATGTAGATAGTTCTTTCCAATTATCTTTAGGCCCAACTGAAGAAAACCATTCTTTATTAACTAAAGAAGTTCCAGCAGCTAAACCACTATCAGCATTGAATGGATCATAGTCACCTTGCGAAAATTCATTATCTACCCATCTTGGTTTGTAATTTAAATTTGGCGAATGCATACCTTGTCCTTGAGAAAATCCGCTCCAAACTGCAAAAGGATAATTAATTTTATTTAATTCAGCCCAATAATATGGTTCCGTTGTTTCGCACTGTCCAAAACCATTTCCAGCAGTACACCTAAGATAAAAAATAGGAGGATGGGTTCCAGCTGGTAATACTGGTGGAGTAGTTTCATTACTTTTCCAAACAGGTGGTTGAGTTTGACCAGATATAATTTTAATACCATACTCAATATTATTATCTGGTGGAGTAGGATCTGCTCCATTAAAACAATCATAGCAAGGACTATCAGGGTTTGCGGCTTCAAACGCAAAGTCTGTATGGCAAGTGTGGGCTCCTATTTCTGAACTCCAAAACTGACTTTCGGGACATCCTACACCCTCACAAAGAGGATGGGAATTTTGCCAAGAAGGGATATTTAATGGGGGGTTTGCAGTTTGCAGAACAACCCGAGCAGTTGGGCCTAACTCAGGCGAAGTAACTCCTGTTATAAGTGCAGTACTACTACTATGAGCTTTAAAACCATGGCAGCCATAATTTTCTTGCATTCTTCTCCAACATGCAATAGTTCTATTAGCACAAGAACACCTTACAGGAAAACCTTGAAACATTGCTGCATGCA